TCAGGATGCGGGGGACTACACGAACACCACGGACGTGAACTTTAGGTTTTTGCCGTGCATGGTCGCCGGATTGTCTTATTACCTGTCGCTGAAGTTCGCACCTGAGCGCGTTGGGCCCTTGAAGCAGCTGTACGAGGAAGAGTTTGCGCGTGCGGCGGCGGAAGACAGGGATACGGCGAGCTTTTTCGCTGTTCCTGACGTAGGGTACTGAAATGGCTTACGCCACAGGTAAGTTTGCGTTAGGAATCTGTGACTACTGTGGTCAGCAGTACCCTTTTAACGTCTTACGGAAAAACTGGCGTGGATTCAAGGTATGCCCCGACGATTACGAGCCAAAGGAGCCTCAACTCGAGCCTCTTAGACATGTGTCAGACGCCGTGGCACTTAACCAGCCTCGCCCTGACCGCGCAGAGCCCCTTACTGTTTATGTGGGCGCTCCCGGTGATAGCCTTTTCGAGAGCGTTGGGAGTGCAACCGGAACAAATGACATGCGGCCCGCTACAGTGGATAATGCCTTGGTACTTCAACTCCAGCTTGGACAAGTGACGGTGACAACGACATGACTTACGACGAACTTGTAACCAACATTCGAAATTACACGGACGTAGACGCCAATGTCTTGACCGCGCCTGTGATTGACACTTTTATCTTGATGACGGAAAACCGCATCTTGCGTGAAGTGGATCTGGACGTGTTCAAGAAGGAAGTCACCGGCAACCTAACACCCACGAACAAGTTTTTGTCTACGCCTACGGATATCTTAACCCACCGTTATTTGATGGTAACGGATGACGAGGGTCATCAGATCTTTTTGGATTTCCGCGATACATCGTTCATGAAGGAATATTGGGCCGATGGCAGCGCCACTGGTATCCCGAAGTATTATTCGGTGTGGGATCAGAACACGTTTTACGTGGCACCCACGCCAGACAACAACTATGCTGCGGAGCTTGGTTATATATACAAGCCTACTGCGCTGTCGGCCACAAACACGACCACTTGGATTAGCTTGAATATTCCAGAAGCGTTGATGTACGGCTGTATTGTCCAAGCGTACAGCTACACCAAGGGCCCAGCAGAGATGATGGCGTACTTTGAGCAATCATATAAACAGGCGATCCAAGGCATCGGTATTGAGCAGCAGGGTCGTCGTCGTCGGGATGAGTACAGGGATGGCATGATTCGCTTGCCGCTCCAATCCGTATCACCTGGACCATAAGGTAAACGACCATGGCTTTTTCAGGAAACCAAATCTGCGACACGTTCAAGACAGAGCTGCTTGAGGGCTTGTTTGACTTCAAAGCAGGCACAGCGGATGTGTTCAAGATTGCTTTGTACACAGCGGATGCAACACTTAACGCCTCTACCACTGCTTACACAACAGCCAATGAGGTTGTGGCAGCGGGCTACACGGCCGGTGGTATTGCTCTGACCCCAGTGGTAGCAAGTTCCAGTGGCGTGTCTTTTGTGAGCTTTGACAACGTAACTTGGAACGCGGCATTGACCGCACGTGGCGCATTAGTCTACAAGGAAGAAGCTGGAAATCCAGCGGTTTTTGTTCTAGACTTTGGGGCTAATAAGGTTTCATCATCCTCGTTTGTGGTTCAGTTCCCACCTGCGAACAACACCTCGGCAATTTTACGCCTCGCGTAAGGAGTTAAACATGTTAGTGAATCAAGCAAAATCTACCGACGCTGTGGCAAGCCAGTTGACGCGCACGTTGGAATCAAAAGACAAGGTCTCCGCGGGTGGCGTGTTCACCATTCAGTGTTTTGACAAAGACGGCGTCCTTAAATGGGAAGCGACCAAGAATAATTTGGTTGTCAACGTCGGATTAAAAGACATGAATGACAAATACTTTAGTGGTAGCGCCTACACCGCCGCTTGGTATATTGGTTTATACGGCGCAGGTGCTTCAAACAACCCTGCCGCTGGTGACACAATGTCTTCTCATGCTGGTTGGGTAGAAGTTACTGCTTATTCACAAGCAACACGTCCTGCGGCAACATTTGGTGCAGCTACAACCGCTGATCCTTCTGTCATCAGTAACTCAGCGTCTGTTGCAGTGTTTACAATCAACGGCACAACAACTGTTGGCGGTGCGTTCTTGACTAGTAACAGCACTAAAGGTGGCACAACAGGTACATTGTTCTCGGCGTCTGACTTTACAGCCCCCGGTGATCGTAGCGTTGTAAGCGGGGACACATTGAATGTTTTGTACAGTTTCTCTCTTGACGCAGCGTAATTAAGGGAGTATCCTTCTAGTAATTAACCAGGGGGATACATGAAAAAAGAACTTTTAAGTATTTGGCGAGCTATGCACAATCGTTGTTACAACCTCAACCAAAAATCGTACCAACACTACGGTGCGCGGGGTATTTTTGTAGAGGAAAGTTGGCATGGTAAACAAGGGTTTGCTAATTTCGTAAGGGACATGGGAGAGCGACCAGAAGGCGGAACCATCGACCGTATTGATAATAACAAAAGTTATTCGCCACACAATTGTCACTGGGCTAATGCTTTTGAGCAAGCTAAGAACAAAAGAAACAACCGTTGGATTACATCTAACGGGGAAACAAAACATCTTGCGGAGTGGGCAAGAACTCTTGGATGCAACCCTGCTGCAATATTGGCGCGGATTGCATCAGGCATGAAGGAGGAAGAAGCTGTTACTAAGCCTATTCCAGAACGACCAAATGCTAAGTTAACTATGCAGGACGCTTTGTATGTTAGAGATTCCTACCCCATGCTGACCATGCAAGCTTTGGCGATAAAACTCAAGGTGAGCAAGAAAACAATCTTGAACATTATTCATAACAAAACATTTAAGGAGCACTAAATGGCTACGAAATTTATTAAAGGCGAGATTGTGCAGGTTGCAAGTGTCTTACCAACAGGTCCGATTGAAAAGCTTCGCATGGATGAGGAAGGTAATTTCTTCTATCTAATTAGCTGGTCTGACATAGATGGTAAAACACAGCAACGCTGGTTTGCGGAAACTGAACTTACCTCAGCGTAAAGAGTATGTTTGGTTTCACTACCTTTAGTGAAGTACCCTTCTCTGCATTAGTAGCGGGAGGAGCTGTCTATGATGCTTCGATCGCAGAGGTTGTACAAGCATCCGAGGCGGTTAGTGCTCAAGCTATTTTTAACACTGTGTTCCAAGACACAGTTAGTGGTGTTGATAGCCAATCTACGGTTTTGGTGTATACCGTTACTGTGCAAGAAGCAGGGCAAGCTTTAGATGTGTTTTCAAATAATGGTAACTTCTTTTTAAATATCAGTGAAACGAGCGTTATTACAGATACCCCTAGCAATATAGGACAGTTCTTTTTAAACGTGAATGAGTCCATAAGCATCACAGACTCTGCCTTTGCAAGGTATTTATGGGAGTTAGTTGATGATGCGCAGACAAATAACTGGGTAGTGGTCGATGATAGTCAAACAAATATTTGGAGCAGTGTTGATTCCTCCGCACCGCAAGATTGGACGTTAATTAACACTCTAGAGTAAGGAAAAGACATGGCTTTGGTCGTTAAAGATAGGGTTCGCGAAACCACCACTACTACAGGGACTGGGACGGTAACTCTTGGGGGCGCGGTAAGTGGCTTTCAAAGCTTTTCCGTAATTGGTAATGCAAATACTACTTACTATACAATTGTTGATGCTATCGCGGGTTCGTGGGAAGTGGGTATTGGAACGTATACCTCGTCTGGCACTACGTTAGCCAGAGACACAGTCTTAGAGTCCTCCAATGCTGGGTCGCTTGTAAACTTTGCGGTAGGTACAAAAGATGTCTTTGTCACTTACCCTGCCGAGCGTTCCATGTATGTTGACGGCACTACAATCACCCCAGCAATTTCGGCGACACTTCCAGTAGCTAACGGCGGTACAGGCGCTTCCAATGCAACCGATGCCCGCACAAACTTAGGCTTAGGCACTATTGCCACGCAAGACGCTAACGCTGTTGCTCTCACAGGCGGTTCAGTAAACGGCACAACAGTTGGCGATTCAACAGCAAGCACAGGTGCGTTCACCGCCCTTACCTCAACAACCGACGCAACCCTATCAGGCTTAACAGTAGGCAAAGGTGCTGGGGCTATATCGACAAACACCGCCAGCGGGTTTCAAGCACTCTTCGACAACACCACAGGCGTTAACAACACAGCCATCGGGCGGGTCGCACTTACCAGCAACACCACAGGTAGCTACAACACAGCCAACGGGGTGAACGCACTTCAGAGCAACACCACAGGCGTTAACAACACAGTCAGCGGGTATAGCGCACTTCAGAGCAACACCACAGGTAGCAGCAACACAGCCAGCGGGGTGAACGCACTCTCCAGCAACACCACAGCTAACAACAACACAGCCAGCGGGATGAACGCACTCCGCGACAACATCACAGGTAGCGGAAACACAGCCAGCGGGGTGAACGCACTCCTCAGCAACACCACGGGCAGCAACAACACAGGCAGCGGGTATCTCGCACTCAACAGCAACACCACGGGCATCAACAACACAGCCAGCGGGTATAGCGCACTCCGCAACAACACGGGCAGTAACAACACAGCCAGCGGGTATATCGCACTCCGCTACAACACCACGGGTAACAACAATACAGCCAGCGGGTTTCAAGCACTCCTCAGCAACACCACGGGCAGCGGAAACACAGCAATCAATCCGCTTAATTCAGCAGGCACTTACGCCCCAGTCTTTGACCCAACAACCGAAAACAACCGTTTTTGCATGGGTTCGACTGGAGTTACCAATGCCTACATTCAAGTGGCATGGACTGTGGTGTCGGATGCGCGGGATAAGATTAACTTCGCGCCTGTTCCTCATGGCTTAGAGTTTGTCAAAGCACTGCAACCCACAGCGTACCAATTCCGCACTGCACGGGACTCGGAAGAAACCAACGGCGGGGTGCGCTATGGTTTCAAAGCCCAAGACGTGCTGGCATTAGAAGGTGCTAACCCA